AACCTAACGGGGTCGGGGGAGGGGTCGGTCAGTATACACGACTTTCCGGCCCATTCTCCCCACTTCCTGTCGCCGCTCGGTCTACAGCTCGCCCTCTTCGAGGATGATCTCGCAGTTGACAGACGTATGCGAGGCCGAAAACACGAACAGCTTCTGCACCGTGGAGAGGCCCGTAAGCCCGTTGCGGCCTGGAAGAACGATCGTGTGGTTCGTCAGCGTGAAGTACTGGGTTGCAGGGCTCGCGCCGCCATCGGTCAACGTCTGGTCTGCGCTGAATGCCAGCTCCTTAGACGCCTTGTCCCTGTTCTGGAGCGTCACCTTAAGCGGCATGTTGGCCGGAAGGATGATCTCACGGCAGAGGCCGGTGCTAGCCGGCGTCACCGTGTGAGCGACGAACGGAAGGACGGAGACAGAGGACAGGTTCAGGGCCGGCATGCTTACCTCTTGTGGCTGACGTTAGTACGGAATGCCATAGCCCAGATCGTCGCCCTGGGTGGCGGGCTTCTCGCTGTTGCCGCCGGCCCCTCCCAGGAAGCGCACAGTCTCGGCGACTACCTCTGTGGTGTAGCGGTCCTTGCCTTCCTTGTCGGTCCACTTGCGCGTGGCCAACCTGCCTTCGACGTAGACCTGGCGGCCCTTGGCCAGGTACTTGCCGCACGCTTCGGCCTGCTTGCCCCAGACGACGACGGTATGCCACTCGGTGGCTTCCTGGCGGTTGCCCTCGCGGTCCTTGTAGCTGGAGGTTGTAGCCACGCGCAGCTGCGCGACGGACTGCCCGCTAGGCGTGGCCTTCGTTTCGGGGTCTTGCCCGAGGTTGCCCACGAGCGTCACACGGTTGATCATCGTTCCTTCTCCTTCTTCGGTTTGAGCCCGAGCCTTTGCGCGGGCGGCACATCGCCGTAAGGCGTGCGCCTCTGTGTGGACACGTAGCCCGGACACGCGGGCGCGTCAGCGTGAACCCGCGCCAAGCCCTCCAGCGTGGGCCTGGCCCAGCTAGACAGCCAGGCGTGCGCGCTCTCGACAGGCGAGGTGCACGCCCGCTCCCATCGGCGACAGGTCAGGCAGTCGCCGGTCATGCCGTGCGTCTGGAAGCCGCGGCTTCTTGTTCAGGCGTGAGCCAGCCCAGGGCGCGCAGTTCATCCAGGGCCGCGGCGTCCACCTGGAGCGGCGGCGGTGGCGCAGGGCTCGCGGCGATAGCGTCCTCGCGTTCCAGCATGCGCCGAGCCTCACGAGGCCGTACACCGATGTCCCGCGCGAGCTGGCGCACCAGGTCTCCTCTTGAGGCGCTCGGCAGTTCCGCAGCCAGGACAGGCGCGGCCACCTGGGCAGGCGCTGGCGCCGTGGGCCTCGCAAAGCGCGAACCCGGAGGCAGCTTGGCGCCCCTCATGCGCTCCGGAAGCTCAAACCCCAAAGGGCTCCCCTTCTGTTCCCCCCTGCTTGCAGGGGGGCTAGGGGGGTCGCTTGGCTCTGCTCGGTTCTGCTCGTTGTGGGGGTAAGGGGGATCTTCTGTACCTTCGGTGTAATCTCTGTGTAATGGGGGGACCGATTCGGTCCCCTCCCTGGGGACCGATTTGGCCCCCTCCCTGGGGACTGCCTCGTGGGAGAGAGGGGACCGATTTGGCCCCCTCTGAGGGGACCGATTTAGCCCCCTCCCCCCTGGGGGGTGGGGACCGATTTGGCCCCCTCCCTCGTCTAGGGTGGGGACCGATTTGGCCCCCTCCCCCTGCAGCTCCACAGACGCCGGAATGGTGAGCCGGTAATGGCTCGCCGTCTGCCCCGCGCCTCGCGTGACCTCGACTAGCCCGCCGGCCTCCAGGCGCTTCACGGCTTCAGGGATGTGATCGCGAGCGATCCCGGTGTCTCTGGCTAGCGCCGCCATCCCCCAAGACCAGCCGTCGCGCTTCGCGTTGTAGCGCGAGAGCAGCACGAGGTAGACGCGCAGCGCCCGGAGCGGCAGGGCCTGGACCTCTTCGCATGCCGCGAGCTGCACGGGCACAACCCCGAAGGCGCCGCCGAGAAGACCGATGCTGCGCCGTTTCATAGCGCCCCCCATTGCTCAGCCATGGCGGTGGCAATCCCGGTGTATGTCGCGCTTCGGATCTTCCACCTGTCGCGCGACGGAGCAAGCCGGTTCTGTCCGGCGTCGGTCTGATTTCCCCAGCGCCGCCGTCCGTCCACTATGCGCGGCCCGATGATCTGTGTGTGGTTCAGCAGAGGAAGTCCCTTTAGCCATAGGCACGTAGCCTTCGATGCATCGTGGCCAAACTGCCAGGGCTGGATCACTTGGTCAGGCTTCCGAATGCGTGTGCTGACGACACCGATAGGATTCTCAATGGCGATGCGCGGGATGGGCGCCTCCATCAACAGGCGAACGAACGCTAAGGCGTCTTCGGTCAGTTGAGGGTGACGGAGGCCGCGTGTCGTCCAATGGATACCACTTCTGGACAGGTAGGTGCAGGGAGGATGCGCCACCATCAAGTCCCACCCTCCGTTCAGCAATTGAGAAACATCGCCCTGGATGTGGTGGCCTCCGACATCACACGGAAGCAGATCACAGCTTACGGCATGATGCCCTAGCCGACTGAATGCATCGCGAACGCGCCCGCTGTATTCGCACGCGACAAGAACCCTCACCTCCCACCTTCCCGCAGCCGCCGCCGCAGGGCCGCATGCTCGCGCTCCTGGTCGCGTACCTCACGCAGCGCGCGGTCGAGGTTGGCCTTCGTGATGCGCAGCTCTTCGCGCAGGCGCGCAAGTTCAGCAGATGCGCCGCAGGCGCACGTTTCGGTTTCCATGATGTCTCGCAGGCCATCGCAGGGGAAGTGCGGGGGGCTTGATGCCCCCCGCTAACGGGTAGCTAGCCCGTGTCCTGCGAGGACAGACTAGGGCTATCGGATGGCTACCCGGCACGCAAGCGGAGATCCGGACGCAGCTGCAGCCGGCGCTCCGTCAGGGCGCGCATGCGGTCAGCCTCCAAGGGCTTACGGCTGTACTTCAGCGGAGGGAGCCCGCTGCGCTTGATGTACAGGCGCAGTCCGCTCCCGAACGACTCCGGGTCGCAGTCGAGTCCCAGCAACCACACGATCTCGCGGAACCGCCAGCCCTCACGCGCCAGCATGTAGCGCGTGGCCCAATCCTGGCAGCGGTTGGCCCCGCCGCGCTTCCGCATGTTGACGCCATCCTTGACCAGCCGTGCGTACACCGAGCGCGCCGTGTGGCCCATGCGCGCCCCGATCTCGCTGCACGTCATGCCCGAACGGTACATGTTTGCCGCTCGTCGCGCCTCTGAGGTCCGCCACATGTGCGCGTGAGACAGCGAGAGGCCGTGCAGATGCACCCAGGCGAGCACGCCATGCCGCGTTCTTCCGATGGCCTTGCCGATCTCCCTCGCCGTCGCGCCCTCTTCGACCATGCGCGTAAGGGTAGCGCGCTCTTCGTCCGTCCAGGCGCGAACAACGCCGGAGCGCAGCGGGAGCCCGAGGCGCTTAGCTGCCTTGCCTGTGGCTCCGCGAAGGCTCCTCCAGGGGCCGGCGTAGTCTGTGAGCTCGGCGATGCTGGCCCAGCTGGCGCCGGCATTCCACATTTCGATCCTGCGCATGTTGAGCGCAGCCCTCTCCGTGTTCACCGCGGCAGCCCTCACCATGGGACACCAGGCGATACCGTGACGCTCACGGCTGCGTCTTCTCCGGGGTGCGCATAGAAGGCTGACGCCTCCAGCTTGATCACCGCGCGGTCATTCTCAATCACCTTTGCGATCTGCATCGCGTCCAGCACGATCTTCACGACGTTGTCCAGGTCGTATCGCGTGCATGCGGGAAGGTGCGGCAATCCGTCGCGAGCTGCCTTCCATATGTGCGCCGGCATCCACCAGGGGCGAGTTTTGGGACGCACATAGTACGCCTCGATGCCGACGTGCAGCAGCGTCCACCGTGTGTCGAGGGCAACAGCTGCGCCGTCTTGCTCGTGTTGCTGGCGCAGCTGGTGCGCCGCCTCGTGCTCCCAGGCGCGCGTGCGTTCAGGCGTGCGAGCTGTGCCCGTCGCGCGCGTGAAGACAGGACGGCCCTTGCCGCGAGGCTCCAAGCCGATCGTATAGACACGACTGTGTGGATGCGTCATTTGCCATCCTCGCGGCGGTGCTCGCCGCATTCGATGAGGTCTGCTGCGTCCCACAGAGCGTCAGCCTTCACGCGGTCCTGCGATTGAAACGCTGCTCCGTGTGCGCGCTCACGCATCCACACCACAACAGCAGCGCGCTCCTTCCGCGCCTCCTTCAGCTCCGCGATCAGCTCGCGAATCATGGGTGCAACGTGGATCCCCTTGTCGGCCTTCTCGGTGATTTGCCACTCCAGCGCCAAGAGGTCGATCATGCTTCCACCATTCCCGCCCGAACGGCGGCGTTGAATGCCTTCGTCATGCCGACTTCCGCGGTAGGCGCGCGTCCGCGCACATCATCGCGAGGCGTCGGGGCGTTGTACTCCCAAGCCCACTCACCAGACGGCAGCCGCTCGACAATAAGCAGCGCACGCGAGGCCGGCAGCTCCAGCACAAAGCGCCCACGGCGCTCGCTCCAGGTAACGACCTTCATCGGGCTCCTCTCTTAGCGAGCGGGATGCATGCGACGGCGACCAGCCAGAGTAGGCCACCGATGGCAAGCGTGGGGTTGCTGTCGAGAAAGGCGTTGAAAGCGTGGAGGGTAGACATTCGGAACTCCTTAGATGCTGTCGGTAGGAATGCTGAGCTTGACGCCCTCGTGCACGATGCGGGCGATGTCCTCGCCCGAGAGCCCGAGAGCCTTGTAAAGGCGCATGATCGACGCGGCAGAAGGACGACGGCGCCCGTTCTCCCACGCCTTCACCGCGGAAACCGTCACGCCTACGGCGGCGGCAAGCGTGGCCTGACTTAGGCCGGCGTTCTTTCTTAGCTGACTGAGGCGACCCAATTTCTTTTCCTCCGAGGGTTGACGACCAGACACCCCTCCTTTACTTAGAGGGTGTCGGGCAGTCAACCCCGGCGCGGAGAAAAAGATGCACCTGCAATCAGAAACGATCGGTGAGCTAGCAAAGGCCCTCGCGCAAGCCCAGGGCGAGATGGGCGCGGCGGCAAAGGACGCCTCTAATCCTCACTTCAAGAGCCGCTATGCGGACCTCGCGAGCATCATGGACGCATGCCGCGCTCCCCTGGCGCGTCACGGCCTCGCGGTCAGCCAGCTTCCCGCACGTCGAGAGGACGGGTCCGTCATGCTGACGACGCTCCTCATGCATTCCAGCGGGGAGTTCATCGGTAGCTACATGACGGCGAAGCCTGCCCAGGAGAACCCCCAGGTGCTGGGCTCGATGCTGACCTACCTTCGGCGCTACGCGCTCGCGTCTGTGGTCGGCGTCGTGTCGGATGACGACGACGGAGAGGCGGCGACCGCTCCCACGCGCAGGCCCGCTCAGGAGCCCTCCAGGGCGCCCGCGAGGCCCGAGCCTAGCCAGCGCCCGTCCGCTCCTCCTGCCGCGCTTGTAGAGGCCGCAGAGCGCGTGCAAACGCGAATGGGCGGTACGGCTGAATTCCACCGATCGACCGATTGCCCGAAGTGCGGCGGTCCCATGTGGGACAACCGCGAGAAGAAGACGAACCCGAAGGCGCCCGACTTCAAGTGTCGCGACAAGGGATGCGACGGGACCATCTGGAAGTTCAAGGCGCCGCCCGAGCCTGTGCCCATCCCCGGCGGTTTCCTGGAGCGCGATGGTAACGACTTCCCCGACGAAATCCCCTTCTAAGGAGCTCACCCATGCTGTTCATCGACATCGAAACCCTTCCCCCGCTCGGATGGGACGACGCAAAGATCGACGCTTACGTGCGCGAGCGCGTCCCCGGAACCTTCAAGAAGCCTGAGAGTATTGCGCAATGGTGCGAGGAGAACCGTACCGAGGTCTTCGCGCGTGCGGCCCTCGATTGGCGCGTGTCTCGCATCGCCTGTATCGGCGTGATCTATGACGACGGCGAAACCGTCATGGAAGACTGCTTTATGGGCGGCACGACAGACGCGCACGAGGCCCAGGCCCTCCGCAATCTGGACGACTTCCTAAGCGCAGCCGCGGCGCATGACGGCGCCGTGTGCGGGCACAACGTCCTGGGCTTCGACCTTCCCCGCCTGCACATCACGTCAGCGCGTGTCGGTAGCTCGCTTACGTCTTGGCTGGCGCAGCTGTCGCGTCACTCTCGGTCGCGCGTGGTCGATACGATGCACCTCGCCTTCCCGACGCGCGAGCGTGTGGGCCTCGCGGACCTGGGGGAGGCGCTCGGCATCGGCGGGAAGTCCGGCCACGGGAGCGAAGTCCTGGCCATGTACACCGAGGGCCGTCACGGCGAGCTGATGCGCTACTGCCTGGATGATGTGCGCCTTACGCGCGAGGTCTATCGCCGTCTGTCTGGAGAGATGCCGGCCTATGCTCCTGCCGTGCATCCGTTGAACATGGATCGGTCCCAGGTGGCGGCGCTGATCGACAACGCCATGCGGAGGGATGCATGATTCGCGCGCAGCTCCACAAGATCGACGAAGCCCTGCAGAGCGCGATCCATCGCATGCGCAGCGCCGAGGAGGCATTCGCCACCTATGACGAGCCATTCATGCGCGGGCAGTCCCAGGGCATCGCGCGTGCTCGGCGCGAGCTTGTGCGAGTGTCTGAGCTGCTAGTGTATGCACTAGAAGACGCGCGCAGCATTGACGCGCTCGCCGCTCGTGAACAGCGCGTCATGGCCGCGGAGCGTGGCGATGTGGCCTACTACGGACCCGAGGCGCTCCAGGCGTTTGCGGCAGAGCTCGCGGAGACTGACCATGACTGACACCGAAGCCGAAACCCTGGGCCGTCGCCTCGTGGCCTGCAAGGGCTTTCGCGTCATGCGCGGCATGCTGGACATGCAGGGCAGGACGTGGGGGCGGGATCTCCTCTGGAGGTGGCGCAACGATCTAGACGTGCCGGACCTTCGCGACCCTGCCACGTTGGGATGCCTGCTTACGCTGGTGCGTGGTGCGTGGTGCGACACGCGACTGTCCTGTGTGCCTTGGCGGCTGGGATGGAGTGTCATGCGCGTTTGGCAAAACGAGTCGCACGGAACCGTGTCGGCAGGCGATACCGAAGCCGAGGCCCTCGTTGCCGCGCTAGAGGCCGCGCCCTAGCAGAAAGCCCCGGCGGACGAATCCCGCCGGGGCCTCTTGCTCGTCCCGCACCATTACGGGCCTCGCCGCCGCTCCCCAAGTTCCAGCTTCAGTCGCGGCGAAGACGGCGTAACGGGAAAGCCCCCGCCGCGCACCATGCGTAGCGAGGGCGGCGCGCTGTCGCCCCCACAGGGAGCGCGCTTCGGTGTCTCTTATCCGCGCTCGACTACGAGGGCCTCCACGCGGCGTGCGTCTTCGCATTCGCCCGTGACGTAAGACACACGGAAGCCGGCGCCCCACTCCGCGCGAGCCTCGCGCATGGCACGCTTGCGGAGCTGACGCATACGCAAGGACTCGTCAGGCGCTGCTGCGCACGCATCATGCGAAACGAACCGCACGCGAAGAACCGCGGGCGTCACTTCCTCCACGCGCACCGAGAGCGTGAGCCCTATCGGGATCTCGCACGCATCCAGGTAGGGCCGCAGCTCTGCGAGCGTGGCCACATCTGGTGGGTGTGCGCAGTCCATCAGGCCCCAGGGAGGGCAAGCAGGCGGGGGAACACTGACACGTCCTTAGCGGCCACGAGCGCGTCAGCGGCGGCAAGCGTGACACCCAGGAGCGACACAAGGGCCTGCTTCGTCTTCGGTCCAGGCATGCCGTCCACCTTTCCGATGTCCGCGCCCGCTCGCTGTAGGCACGCCTGAAGGATGTGCCCGTAGCTTTGGCAGTCACCCGAATGGCCCACGAGGATCGCGCCAACCTTCGCAGCCTCCTCGTACCCGAGGCGCTTAAGCACGCCCGCCAGGTCGCCCCAGAAGTCGAAATGCCACGCCTCGCTAGCGCCCTCGTCTGCGCTCTTGATGATCGGAGCCCAGCCGGTGGACTTCGCGCACTCCCACAACACGTCCAACTGCTTATCCGCAGGCACGCCTGGGAACTTGAGAGCGCCCAGGTGGATGTCGATAGCCCGCCCGCCGTTGTGCATGCTGCGACCAGGCAGCGCGACAAACGCCGCCTTCATCGTGGCCGCGTTGAACGCAGCCGTCCCCGGCTTAGGCTTACCGGCCTTCGCCCAGGTGTCGTACTTCGTGCGCGCCGCCTGCTGCACGCCTACGTCGCGGTGAAGCTCGGTCACGCGGAAGTCGCCGCCTCGCGCAGTCACGGCCTCGTGGAGAGCGAGCAGCGCAGCCGCCGCCGCGGGCGTAGCGATGCCTGCCTTGCCCAGCTTGGTAAGCGGGGTGAGCGCATCGCGAGGTCCGGATGTGCCGCCCGTGCGCGCGTAGCTGGAGAGGATCCGAGGATCGACGGGAACCAGGGAGACGATACCGCTCATGCCTTCTTTCCCTTGGCGCTCGCGCGCTTGGTCGAGGTTTCGATCACAGTCACGCGCTCTTCGAGCTCCTCGACCTGCACCACAAGCGGAGCCACGCGAGAGGACTTTGCGCGCATTTCATCTACGGAAGTGGCCGCCGCTTGCGCCTTGCCTTCTGCTGCAGCAATGCGAGCCTCGATCTCGTTGTGCTTAGCGATGCATTGTGGGGGACTCACCGTGGGCTGGTTGGCCTTGAGCTCCATTTCGCGCAGCTTCAGATCGTGCGCCTCGCGGCTGCGCTGGCTGTAGAACTTCCAGCCGCCGGCCCCGAACAGCACGGCGAGAACGGCGACTAGCAGGCCGGCGCTTCCCTCTTGCTTGCCGAGGAGGCCCTGCAGCTCGCCCGCGGCGCTGGACGCCTCCGCGGTTACGTCATGCGTGGTCGCCTGGAGGCCCTCGATGCTGACAGGAACGACAGGCTCTTGAACCAGCGGCACCACATCGCCGACAGGCGCAGCGACAGGCTCGGTCACTTCGATAGTCTCAGGCATTAGCGGGCTCCCGTGTGCGTGTGCGCCATGCTGGCGACGGCTGAAAGCTGGCGGTCGATAGCATCGAGGCGTCCTTCGATACGTCGGAGCGAGGCGCCGAGAGCCTCCAGCTGCGCGTCCGTGCGCGTGTCCTCGAGCTGCCCCGCCTGTGCGTCTTGGGACATGATGCCAAGAGCGCCACCGCCGCCGGCCATCGCCGCGCCCAGCAGCAGCAAAGACCAAACAGGTACGGGCACCATTCGCCTAGTCCACGCGCTGTCGCTTGCGCCTGTGTCTGCCATGCTGAATACCTCCCCACAGCGCGACAATAACACAGACGCCAGCCACTAGAAGGCTGGCGACATGTGGTTGAATTCGTGAGGTTAGACGCGGAATAGAACGACGTTCACATCTTCAGCATCGACCCCGGCGCAGTAGTCCTCGCCGAACTCCACCGCAGACACGCCAGCGGGAAGGCGATCGGTGTCGAGCGCAGGCATGGCGCCTTGCCCAACCTTGAGCGTTTCCACGGACGGATAAACCTCTAGAATTGCCAACACGTAGTCGGTGATAGGTTCCATTCCTTGCCTCAGTACGTCAGGACGCAGGCATCCTGCGCGGTATTGGTTGACGAGCCGACGATATATCCGACATCGACGCCACCGTTTCGCCAGACGTTCCCGCACACCGCATCGCGCGTGTACCAGCAGGAGCGCAGCACGCCCCAAAAGGTGCTGTTTGCCTGCGCCATCGGCATAGGAAGCCGGGGGATCTCGCCGCTTCGTGAGGTCCAGGCCGGCGGGAAGGCAGCAGTCCCTCCGGGTGTGAGCACGCGAGAAACCGGGATGATCGAGGTCGTGCCGATGTTGAACACGCCGCAATGGGCGACGGCGTTCGCCGTACCATGCGAGAGGATGCCGGTCGCAGATCCGAAGTATTCGGACCACATGGTGGCCGCCATGTTGGCCGTACTTCCAGAGCCCGCCATCAGGTACACACGCCCGTCGCTCTCGCCGCCGGTCGTGGACGTGGTAGACATCGGGTCGATCCAGGCCCCGAGCGCCATACCGCTAGTGACCCCGGTGGCGCTCTCGGCGAGCACAACGACGCATTGCTCCTGGCTCTCCCAGAGGAAGACGCGGTCATATGCGATGGTCGCAAACACGCGCGAGCCTCGCCAGTAGCCGGAGAAGCCTGTGGTGAATGGCTGCGCATTGAACCAGCTCGTGTAAGCGCCAGCGCCTCGCGCCATTCCGTACACGAGTACGTTTGTGGCTGTGGCTGTATCAGGCGTGAGGAACGTATACGCGCGTGCCGTAGTCGCGCCGCCGATGATGTAACGGAACCCCAGGGCGTTCGTCGGGGGATTTCCATAGGAAGCTTCCGTGGTGCCCGCGATCTGCTCGCGTGCCCAGGTCCAGGCCGAACCCGTCCCCGGCGTGCGTACCGCTCCGCTCGCGTAAGTCGTGGCGATGCCGAGCGTGTAGAGAGCGTCGAGGGCGCCGCTGATGGACCCAGCGGCAAACGTCCCCATTCCGACATAGCGAAAGTTGGTGGTTGCGAGCGGCATTAGGTGATCGTCCCTGGGTAAGATTCAGCCGTGAACGCTACGGCGAAGGTTTCTACCTGCTCCACGATTTCGGCAGCTTCGGCTGTGAACGCCACGGCAGCGATCGGGATTGCGACCCATTGCAGGATGCCGCCTCGCCGCGCGAGCATGGTTTCATCCGTAGTCGCGGCAAGCGCCGCCGCTGTGCCGCCGCTGTTCCAGGTGGCCACCGCATTAGCCGCGCCCGTGTGCCCGCTGGAGCTCCAGCCGAGGCCAATAGTCGAGCTGTGCGCGGGGACTGCAGGCGTACCGTGCGAATGGTCGCCGCGTGCGTAGTCGGTGGACGTTCCGACAACCGGGGCCTGCCCGTAGCTAGTCTCGCTCACGACTGAGCTAGCAGGCGTGCCACCGCCGCCGCCGCCACCAGACGCGGAGACAGTCACCGTCAGCACGCTACCGCTGACAGTCTCGGTGATCGTGACGTTCGAGCCCGCGGCGATCTGAGCAGTCCGGACGAATTGCCCGACGCTGTTCCGTGTGAGAGGTACGCGCGCCATTTATGCCCCGGCCTCGATGTATCGCAGAGTGAACAGGAGCGCGCCGGTATCCTCCCAGGTCACTCCCTCGATCAAGCAGAGCTGGTCAGCTGCTGCGACCTCTGCATCCGTCAGCGTCACGAGGTCACCGCGACGCAGCCAGCCTAGCTTGCGAGGTGCAGAGTATTGCACTCGCCTGGACGGCTGGCCGAAGCGGGCAGCCTGCGCGATGCCGACGCGCACCGCGGTGGCGTCGTCGTGGACAACGGTTGTCTCCACAACCTTGCGCCGATTCCCGTACCGAGCGAACGGCGCCGCTAGCTGGCGAATGGTCGTGCGGATGTCGTCCACCGTGGTGACCTCACCGGCAACGCGACGAGTCAGCGCGTAGGTTTCCTTCGCGGGGTTCCAGCCGTACCGGATCTCGATGTGCGTAGCGATCTCGTCGCTGCCCTCGTAGGCGATGCGTCCCGCCCGCTCGATCTCAGGGTCGGCGCCTGTGTCCAAACTGGCGATAGCCGCAGACGTGGGAGGGTAGACAGGCCAGGAGTAGGGGTACACGCCCGTCGGGCCTGCCGCCATGGCGAACGGGAACACATCAGCGAGCACGCCCGTCACGTACTCCCCGAGCGTTACGGGCTCGTCGATATAGCCCGAGGTCGCGTAGGCGTTCAGCATGGAACGGGCTGCGTCCATGCGTCCCCAATCCACGCGGAGGGCCGAGCGCCGGAACACGTAGGAGAGCAAGTCACCGAGCCCACGGATCGCGTTCGCGCTTTCGTCCACCAGCGCCGCCCCTGTGTCCCAGATGGCGTGCAGCGGGTCTTCCAAGTTGAGCGATGTGCTCGCCGTGTTGACCACAACCCAGGCCACGATCGGCATACCTCGCGTCTGCCCGAAGACCTCGCGGATGTCGGTGTAGTAAATCGGGCACGTCTGCACAGTTCCGGCGGCGTCCACGATATCGACGCTGAAGGAGTCCACGTAGTGACAGGCGACTCCCAGGTAGACCGTACTGCCCACCGCACCGATGATCGGCGTGGGGCTCCCAGGTCGCGTACCGCCTCCAGGTGTGCCCCACACCATCGGGACGACTGAGCCGCCGTCCACCGCCTGCGCTGCTGGGTTTGTGCTCACAGCTTGAGCGAGCCAATCGGCGATCACGATCGAGTCAAGCGGGAGCGTGGTCTGAGTGTCGGCGATCATTTCCTCAAGGCTGCAGGTAACGGGCTCCCATTCGGCGCCATACTCCGGGTCCACGAGCTGGCCTTGGACGATCACGCGCCGCTCGCTCCAGGCCGTACCCTCTGCCCATTGCGAAAGCTCGCCCAGGGCGCCGTCGAGGGCGTGGCCTGCCTGCACCAGCTCAGGCACAGATACCGGAAGCGTGAAGGAGAGCGGCACCGAGAGGCGAGGCGCCTCGACGCTCCAAATCTCTAGGGCCTCCTCGACGGCTGGCGCGTCCACGAGGTCGGGCGTGGCCTCGATCGTATCGGTGCCGTCCGTGATGTCGAGCCGGTCAGTAGACAGGTAGAACGTCCCGCCCGCCCAGGTGATCGACAGCACCCAGTAGAGCTCCCCGCGCAGCTGCGCCTCGCTCCACCTGTCCGTCATACCTCCTCCTCGATGCGGATCGTGGAGGTCCGCACGATCTCACCATTCGCTGCGGAGCCGGTGATCCACTCTTCGCCTTGCACAGTCTCTACGCTCACGTCCGATACGATGCGCCCGTAAAGCATCAGGTCGGGATGGGACGCCTTCCACATGGTCCCGAGCGCCTTACGCTCGATCCAGGGCAGGTAGACGACAGGGGTTGCGCTTCCGTAAAGCTCGGACACGAGGCCCTCGACGGAGAGGGGAGCGTCAAAGTGCGTAGCCGCGGCTTCCCCTCCGGACGTTGCAGCCAGCACGTAGTCAGGCGGGGAGGCAGAGCGGAGCGCCGTCACATCCGATCCATCCGTCCACCCGAACTCAACCCCGCGGCGGGACGGCCCGAAGACCTGGGCGCGGCGGGTGCCGCTACGTCCCGTCGTCAGGTCCACATTCGCCGCACGATCAATCGAACGGCCCCACGAATACCTGCGACCGAACGCGAGGATGGAACCCAAGACCATCGTGCCGATTTGAAAGTAGCCCTCAACCGTGTGCTGCGCCTGGATGGTCAGTCGATAGCCCGAATACCGAGGGTCGTTGTTCCAGACCAGCAGGCCCGAATTGTGCACGATTGCGCCGTTCGTCCCGCTTGCCGCCATGCCGCTAATGTCTTGGAGCTGCAGCCGGATGCGACGTGCGGTCTGATTGGTCCAACTGCCTTCGCTGGACTTGCCGATACGCTTAGCCGTCTGCCCTGCAGCCGCTGTGGTGTCTGGGACGAAGCGCGTGCCGTTCAGAGCGCCATAGCTCCAGAAGTAGCCGGCGCTCGTGGACGCGGACGTGTCGGGTTCGACGATCGACCCATTGCGCACCCAGCGCAGACTAGAGGCTTCCGCGCTCATGTCGATCACACCGATCGTCGTGTAAACGCCTGCGCCCGAGCGTCCTTCAAGCGTGGCCGTCCGGAAGTTGCAGCCGCCCAGGTAGAGCGCGCCCAGGGGGCCGCGGAGCGGAGACAGAGAGAGCGCCGTTATCTCGGTGTCCCACACGAGGACTTGCTGCGTGGTCACAGTAGAGCGCCACGGCTGGCGAGGCGACGGGGCAACGGCGGGAAGCACGTTCGAGATCCCGTAGGTATACCTAGGCTCGATCGTCCAGGTATCGCCCGCAGTCGTCGGGCCGGAGATCGCGCGTACCGTGGTCCCAAAGTCCAAGGTCTGCGGGTATGCCGAGAAGGGGCGACCAGGGAGGCCAGCGGGAAGCGCGAGGTCGTAGACGCTAGACGCGCTCGCCGCTGCATTCCATCCGACGCCGTACCAGTTGCTTTCGCCGATCGCGAAGTTGCCCCACGTTACGGACGTGGCCGCAGCGACAACGCCACCGTTCACGAGGGCCGCGGTGTTTGCCACTCGCAGCGAGGGACGGAGCGTGATGAAGGCGCCCGCGCCTGTGCCCACGTACACGACAGCGCGACCGATTGCGCCGTCATTCTCCAGGAAGGCGCGCACCTGGATCACCGCGGCGGCGGTTACCGTCGTCGTCGCGATGGTGCCGCCTCCGACAGCATCGATCACCGATACCGTAGTCCCCGAGTAGGACACGCGGATCCCGTAGCTCTGCGTCCCGTTGGAGCTCGACAGGCGCAGCTGAGAAGTCCCGCTAACAGAGCTCCACTCAGCAAACGCGGCGACCGTGTGCGAGGTCGTGAGCGCCGGCCCCGCCTGCGTGTAGCTGTTGACTACCAGGGCACCCGTGTTGATGTTCAGATACCCACCCGCGTTGAGCGTGACCGTTGGCGCGCCCACGGTTGCGAGCGTCCAGCCTGCGGAGTTGGGTAGCCAGTAGGGGAGCCACGTAAGGCGAGAGCCCAGGAGCCTGTCGGAGGTCGCTTCCGTGGCCGGCGCCCAGGGCATGCAGGCCGTCGCGTACCCTGCAAAGGTCGTGATCCCTACCTGCCCCGGCCAGGTCGGGGAGTCCCACGCGCTCACGAGGCGCAGCGTCCCGGCGTAAGCGGTGAGCGTGCCGCCGCTCCACTCCTGCCCGCCGGCAGAGAAAGCGACGTTAGGCACAGTCACGCTCGGCACGCCTACCGCCACGAACTCCTGGAAGATGTCGACGGTAGTCTTCGCGACCTGGGTCTGCTGCCCTGTCGAGAAGTCCACCGAGAACACGTAGGCCGTACCGTCTTCGTCGCGCGCGGCGCATAGCTCGGTAGAGTTCGCCAAGCGCCCGTCAGCGGTGAGCGCGGCAGAAGGAGCCGTGAGCGCGTCTAGCTCGATCGTCGGGACGGTTTGCCATCGCGTCCACGCGGAGGGCATCACCTTGTAAAGCACCGCAGAGCTGGCGCCCCATCGCACGTTGGAGCTCCCGCAGAAGACGACTAGGAACGTTCCAAGAGCGTTGGTCACGATGTCGTGAGCGCCGCCCGTGTATTCGTTGTCAGCAGTCGTGTTGTCCACGGCCTGCACGAGCGCGAAGCTGAAGCCGTTGTCTGCGCTCGCATACTGCCGGAAGCTGTCAGCGACTACCGCGGACGTGTCGCGGAAGGACAGGAGCATAAGCACTTGGCCGTTTGCGTATGCGGCGCGAAGTCGACGCGGAGCGGCCAGCGTGCCGTCCAGCTCGTCACGGATCACGCTATCGGCGCTCTTCGTCCACGTCGCGCCGTCGTCGTCGCTCACCCAGGCGCGGATCGTGTACTGCCCCGAGGCGATCGCCTTGGTGGACAGAAGCAGGATCTTCCCATCGGGAAGCGGGACCAAGGTGGGGCAATAGGTCGCGAGCGCCGTAAGCTGCGTGTCGATCGTGATCGTAGACGTGGCCGCTCCGACAGTCCGGAGAATGACCAGGGCGCTCGTGATGCCGGCAGAGGTGAAGCGATGCGCCGCCGTCAGCAGCGTCCCGTCGCTCGTGTGGACCGCGTGAAGGCTCCCGTACTGGTTAGCCGCACCGCCGCTCGCGAATGTGTGCAGAGGCCCCCACCCAGAGAACACAAGCGGTCCATTCCAGCCGAGCCAGTTCGTGCCATTGGTACGCATGGCGAACGCCCCAGGCTCGATCTGTCCATCGGGCGAACCGCTCACGCCACCAGCGCGCACAGTCTGAAGCGAGATCGTACTGCCGTCCGAGGTGGCGCCGCCGGCCTCCAGGGTCATCGCGGTTTCACGCCCAGCGACAGGAACACCAGGTGCCGCGCCGGCCTGCGTGTAGGTGCTGTTCGTAGCGTTGAAGCTGTTGGCGTTGATCCGCGTGTCGTGCACGAGGATCCCGCGGAGGGCGTTCACGGTTACTGCGCTTCCCATTTGTCAGCCCCCCTTGTGCCCGAGCCTGCGCCCAGCCTGTAACGCACGGGGCAAGGTGGCGTTCGTCTTCAGATGGTCGCGCACGAAGTAGTCAAACGCCTTGTGCTTATAGACGATCTGCACAGCGCCGCTGCCATGCCCGAGGGCGCCAGCGTTCGCCGCCTGGATCGTTTCGTCCCCGAGGGCCTTACGCCCCATGGGGTTCAGCACGGCCTCGCCGTTGCGCACAATCGCCTGCTGCTCGTCGGGTTGGCCCACGAGCCCGCCCTTGTGGAACTTGGGTTGCGTGGCCATCACAGTTGCCATCTGCACAGCGCCTGCCGCGGTAGCCGCCGCCGCCGCGATGAAGTTGAACGGAGGCGGGGAGCTAGCCAGGGCCTGGGTCGCAGCCGCTGCCGTGTTGACTGCGATCTGCGCCATCTGCAGGGCCTTCGTAAGCTCGAACTGCTTGCGCGCAGCCTCGCGCGCATCCTTCACGCGCTGGTCCGCTTGCTCGCGCTCCTGCATCGTGGCGTCCTCGCCGAGCGCGTTGCGCTCCTTGATCGCTGCCTTCACCTGTCCGTTTAGATGCTTCTGGTATGCGTCGGTGACTGTGCTGATGTTGCTAAAGAGCTTCTGGCTGTAGCTATCGACAGACTCAAAGAAGGCAGCGGCGGCGTCTAGATCGAACGTCTTCTCTTGCTCGGCCTGCAGACGCTCCAGGGCAGCGACGGCCTGATCCTTCATGGCGACGTATCGCTGCCCCAGCTCCTCCGTAGGCGCGCGGGTGATCGCGAGCGACAGGTCAGCAATCATCGCCTCCAGTTCTGTCGCCTTGTCGAGGGCCTCCTCTGGGAACATGCCGCGGATGCGATCTGAATACTTCGCAAGCGCCTGGTCATGCTCCCCAGCGAGCTTCTTAGCGAGCGCGTCCGCCGCCGCGGTGGCCCGCTCCTGACCTTCGCTCCAATCCGCGTAAGCCTTCTCGGCATCTTGAACGGCTTGCTCTGCGTCCTTGATCGCTTTCTCAGCCGCCTTGTCGGCTTCCGCCTTTCGCTTTGCCGAAGCTGCCGCAGCCTTGTCACTCGCCGCGGCGGCATTCTTGGCCTTGACGCCTGCGACCTCCGCGGCGGTACGCTGCTCCGCGACAGCTGTCCCCTGCTCAGTTGCAGCGGCGGCGTTCCTCTGTGCCTCCGCGAGCTTGCCTGTAAATCCAACAGCTTGTGCTCCGACCTCGACAAGGTCTTTTAGCGTAGGAACATTGGCGCCCGTTAGCTTGTTGAAAGCATCAATGATTGGCATTAGCACGTTCAACCGATCAGCCCAATCACCGAGCACATTGACGATCGCTCGGTTGCGGATCTCGGTCTTCTCTGTCGCGCCCACCTCCGCATCGAGCTTGGACAAGTAATTGCCGAGGTCAGACGCCACCTGCCGTCGCGCGATAGCCTCGTCATAGGCGGCCTGCGTGATCTTGCCAGAGGCGAGCGCGGCCTCAAGCGCGGCCTCCTTGGTGAGCTGCAGCTGTTGAGTAACGAATTCGTTAGCGACCTTGGCCACGCGAGCGGCCTCTGCCTGACGCTCCATGTCGGCGTTCATCACAGCGAAGGCAGCGGCGGCGGCTACCGCGGCTACGGCTACGGCACCGAGCACAGGCCCCGACAGCCCAGCGAGCGATCCCGCCGCCACCTCCCCAACGTCGGCAACATCGGAAAGGCCACGCGCGGCATTTCCTAGCGCGGGGCTCACCATGTCCAGGGCGCCCGAGAGCTTGGCGCTATTACTGCCTGCCTTGCCGAACTTGTTACCCATGTCGCCGACAGCCGAGCCAGCCTTTGCGGCGCTCTCGCGTGCGGCATCCATCGCCTTCTTAGACGCCTCGCCCGCCTGTTTCGCTGCCCGCTCAGAAGCCTTGAAACCCTTGTTGAGCTCCGACGCCATGGCACGGGCTTGCTCGGCAGTAATGCCGGGGATGCTCTCCAGCTTCTTACGAAGGCCGCTGATGTCTGCTTCTACGTTCCATTCTACGGTAGGCATCGCTCCCCCTTACGCGGATAGCCGGCGGGCTACCGCTTGCATCGCCTTCTCAAGTTCAGGAATCCGCTCGTTCGCTAGGCGCTTACCATAGTCATTGACGAGCACCTTCCAGAGGTTCTTAGCGTCCCGCGGCGCGGACCCAGGTGGATCGATCTTGAACACGCCCACAGCGCGGCGCGTGCGCGTAAATCGCTGCACCGTGTAGCCGGCAGGGATTTGGCCCGTTGCGCGGTAAGTACTCATGACGTGAGAGAATTCATCATCGGTCACGCGCTGCCCCAAGCGTGAGAAAGGGCCTGCGCGGCGCACGTAGTACGTAGACTTCTCGTGGCTGAAGACGACTCCGCGGAGCTTGTCAGGCCCAAGGCGAAGCTCGTAATCGATACCGCCGCCCGTCTTACCCGTGCGCTCGATGACATTCTTGTACCACTCTGCTCGCGCGTGGTCTGTCACGTCAGCGGTAACGCCCTCGACGGCACGCTTGATCTCGACGTAGGTAGTCGAAATCATGTTGTCTAGTGCGCGCTCCAGCTCCGGCCCGATGGACACCGAAGCGCGCCCGACTGTGATCTTCTTACCCGCCACCCAGCCCCCAGAAGGCCCGCGCCTCTGGAGCTATCCTATCACCTTCGCGCGGGCGGGGTTGCTTGCCTGTGGCCTTGGCCGGCGGCGTGTGCTTCACGCGCCACCAAGCCAGGACGCGCTCCTGGGCCTCCAGGGGCCAGCGATAGAACGCTTCCGGGTCGCCGCAGTAGGTAAGCCCTATCTCCAGGGCGAGGGCGTCTAGGGCTCCCCCTGCCCCGCGGTAAAACCCTCAAGCTCTGTGACCTCCGCTTCCCGCGGCACGTCCACGATAAGCTCCAGGGCCTTCTGCGCAGCGCCGTAGATCTCGACCTCCGGCATGCCGAGCCCGATCAGCTCGTCCAGCGTGTCGGCGCCCACGTCGAGCGCGTGGCCTCGCTTCCACTTGGTACGGAGTGGCTTCCCAGCCCAGCACGCATTCAGAGCGGCGCACAGCCCCAGGAGCGGGCTCTGCCCAACAGCCATGCGGCATTCGGTGATCGTAGCGAAGGACGCCGGCTTGACGAGCGGCGCCGTGAACTTCCCGAGCTTGATTTCCATTCCTTCCTCCTGACGTGAAACGCCCCTCGCACCATGTAGCACGAGGGGCGCTTGAACCTGTAAGCGATGCTTACACGTTGCCGTCAGGTCGCGGTGATGGTGCCGTAGACCGTGCCGTTGATCGTGAAGCTGTTGGGGTCGCCCTCAGCGAAGTCAATCGACATGTGGCAGCCGTTCAGCACGAGGACGTGATCGGCGGTATCGCCGAAGTTGGTTCCCTCGATCGTGAGCGTGACCTTGAGGCCGTAAACGTCCGAGCCGGCGATCGTGCTCAGCGCGGCAGCCCAAGCGCCATCCTTATTGATGGCATTCCAGAGGAGCTTGTCCGTAGCATCGGACAGGTCAGCCATATGTGCGGAGAAGCTGAACGTGGGAAAGCTGCGATTCGTGAGCCTCACAGACCCCAGATCGCCGCGGTCGAGGTAGGTCGTCGCCTCGGTGTTGCCCTGGTTCAAACCGGAAATGCTGAAGTCGCCAGCCTCCAGCGCAACCGTGAGCGTGATCGGCGTGGGCGTGGTGCCATCGTCGAGCTTGATGGTCCCATCGCGGAAGTTCTTAATGACGGTCGAAGCGGCCATGTTTCCCCCTTACTGAAGCGGCAGAGTGTGAACGATGCGGAAGGTTAGCATACCCACGACCCACTCTCCGATCGTGCTTGTCTCGCGGGTCGTGCTGAGTAGCTGAACCTTGTAGCTAGCCGGCCATGTGGCGTCGTAGGCCATGAGGCAATTCACGATCGCCTGCTCGCCGTCTAGTGCGTCGTCGTAGCTATCGCTCATGCCCTTGGGTGCGAGGCGCCACGAATAGCGAACCTCCAGCGTGGTCTCGACGAGGAGGCCTTCGGCAGGACGCCCGCGGTAGGCGCGCAGGTCATCCGTCGTCGTCGGGTGCACGGCATAAGCCCTGTGCGCGATGCTATCCGCGTCCCGCCCGAAGTTATCCGGCGCTACGCGCGACTCCTTCCATGGGCCGGGGAGCGAAGCGATACGCGCGCTCACATCCTCGCGCAGCTGCCGAACCGTGCGCGAGGCCATTACCACCACCTCGGATAGTAGCCGAGCGCCTGCCCGCGGCCATTGGTCCACACCTGACTAGCGGCGCTCTTCTTCGTGGAGGTGTCCACCTTATTCTCGTCGCTTTCGTCGTAGGTGAAGCGGAGCTGTGCCCACGCCTCGGTATAGGCCCGCCCGTAATGCTCAGCGAGGGCCTGCCATCGCCCGCCATCCCCGGCGCTGGTTTGAAAATCCAGGAAGATTAGCTGGAGGCTGAGGCACAGATGCGCGTCACGCAGCGCACTTGGCTGGATCACGAGGTAGGGCCGGCGTCCGTTGGACGTGATGCGATTGACAATCGTCGCCCATGCTTCGTCCAAGTAGTCTTGGTAACTGGTCGTGCCAGCTGCCAGGAGCTGGTTCAAATCGCTGTGCCGGCGCAGCAAGTCCGCGTCCGCAACGACCGGATAGAGGGTTCTGCGGCAGAGAGCGGCATCGTTCCTAAACAAATTCTGGACCGTCGCCGTCATCTGTAGCGTCCACTCCACCAGCCAACCGTCCTCCAGCTGAAGGCTCGTGGTAGCCGCTCCGGCCAGCGCGTAGCTGGCCACGCTTCCGGTAATGGTGACAGGCGCCGCATTGATCAGCGCCGTCTGATCCGCCTTGTAGATGCTGACGGTACCGGAGAGCGGCGCCACGAGCGCGCCGGCCCGGTAGATGGGGCAGGTAAGCACCTGATTACGCCCACGCTCGATCTCCTCTCCGGAGCGGAAGCGTGCCGTATAGAGCGTTTCAGAAATGCTCATCCTGCCCCCCTGTCACCGCTTATCGCGTTCGCGCCTGTCTGCCTTAACGGCCTCATTTTGCGCGATTTGACGCGCCTTGTCCTTCGGCATTCCGCCATCCACGAGGCGCTTAGTCATGCGCTCCATTGCCTCGCGGTGCTTCTGCATTTCGCCGCTCACTTGCGCCCTCGCTTCGGAGCCACAGGCTCCGCGGAGAAGAGCTTGTCCTTAGCGGCCTGCATGGTGGCCAGCTTGGCTTCCTCGTGGGGAAGGACTAGGGCGCTAGCCGGATGCGTCGGCGCCGAGCTGCGGAGCGTTTCCACATGCCCCGCCTGCCGCTCGATGATCACGTCGATGAAGGCGGGGTCAGGCAAGCTGACGTGGCCCTCATTCACGAGGCGACGGCAGAAGTCCCAGTAGCCGGACTCGTCACTCCTGACGCGCACCTGGCCTGCCATCATCTGCGGGGTTTCCCACTTGCTCAGATGCACCTTCCCGTTCGTGCCGTCCCAAGCGATGCAGTAGCCGCCGGCCTCGACTTCCCAGGGAATGATCGTCCAGCCCTGCTTCCGCTTCGCGACCTCGGCAAGGTCGGTATTCCCGTCCTTGTCCACGCGGTTGATCCCAGGCTCAGCGGAGAGCTTGCCGAGCGAGGGGAGCCACTCGTCGCCCACGAGCAGCCAACGCGCGGGGTGATGCATGTACCACCATGGGCCGCTAGCCGGCATCGGCAGAAGGTCACGCATTGCCGCGGGGCGCGAGGCCGACTGCCCGCTGAAGTTACCGCCACCCGTTCCGAAAGTTGCCGCCATTCCTTCCTCCTGACGCAATAGCGCCGGGTGACCTTTAAGCCACCCGGCGCCATTTACGCAAACGTCAGAGACTTAGAAGTCGCTGATGATCTGCACAGCGCGCGCGTCCTCGATCTCGGCAACGCCCACGTAGTAGGAGCCCACGATCTTCGTGAGAGCCGCAGAAGCGTCACGCTCCAGCTCGACGACGATGGGGGTTCCGGCGGGGAGGATGAGCCCGCCCGCGCCCTGAACCGGGGACGGCGTGCCATCGGCGTAGCCGGCAAAGCCTCGGCTGAACATCATGCCGGCGTAGTCCGCGCCAGCGTTGGCGGTCGGGATCTTCGTGGAGCTGAAGAGGTCAACACCAAAGAGCGAGCCGCGGTAACCCGGACCCTTGGCCTGCACCTGCTCGCCACTAGCGGCGAGGTACTGACCAGGGCCGGCTTCGCTGCGAAGGCTGTTCATGAGGTCGTTCACCTGCTGCGGGTGAAGCACGGCCATAAACACGGGGTCGTTGGCGGTGAGCTGCAGCGCGTAGATCGCGCTGTAGAAGGTCGCCACGGAGAGGTCCGTGCCCGTGGAACCCACGGAGGTAGAGATGCTCGAGGCGAGGCCACAGATCATCGACGTAAAGCGCATCTCGGCGCCGGTCACAATGGACTCGGCGAGGCCCTCAATGCCAACGCCACCACCGCCCGCGAGGGGGTTGGTGAGCTTGGCAAGGTCGGTAAGGTCGTAGCGCAGCGCCTGACGGGCGATCGTGATCGTCGCCGCGGAAGCGGTGATCGAGGTGTTGGCGACCGTCGCACCGTCAGCAACGGAGGCCATCACGTCCGTACCGGCGAGGCCGACGACAGGCACCTGGAGGGCGGTAGAGCCCGAGCCAGCGAGCGTCCCGAAGTAGGCGATCGCGGGGTGGCGCCAAAGGCTGGCCTTGTCGGCGAGCTTGGCCTGGATGGTCTGATGAAGAACGGCGGAGATACGAGCGTTGCCGCTAAGAGCGGCAAAATCGATATTGGCCATGATGGCCTCCCTGAAGGGTTCGAGGTTTGCCGCGCCTGTCGCTTTTTACGGGAGCTTGCCCCGAGCGCGTGAGGGTGTAACCCCTCACGGCTAGGGTATGCTCGCTTGCGTCAACGTGTCAAGGCGTCAGGATGCTAGCCATGATGGCGTCACGGTTGGCCTTGAATTCAGCCGGCGTCAGCTTCGAGATCGCTTCCGCGCTCCAGGCGGTAGGCGCCGGCTGGCTGGCCGTGACGGCCCCGGTGTTGCTCCTCGGCATGGGCGTCGGCGCAGGCGTCGGCGCAGGCGTCGAGGAAGGCCCCTGGGAAGCCCCAGGAGCCACGGACGCGGGCTCGGCTAGGTACGCCTTCACCGCACGAGGCAGCGCGTCCCTATTGCCCAGCCATTCGGCCAGCGGGGGACGCCCCTCTGCGGGCAGCTTCGAGTATGCATGCTGCACGTACTCGATGCCCTCGGCATCCGTGACACCAGCCGCGAGGATGTCGCGCTCCAGGCGTGCGGCCTCGCGCTCTGACTTGTACGTACTCTGCGCTTCCTCGTACTTCTGCTTCCACTTGTCGGCGCCGGTTGCAAGCTCTCGCGCCTCTGCAAGCTGCGCCTCCAACTGCTTCTTCTCAGCAACGAGCGCGCGGATACGCGCCTCTGCCCCGCTGGTTTCCGTGTTGCTGTTTCCTTCTTCCATCAGTCCTCCTCGCGCTGTTGTTGGACGCGCTCCCATACTGCTAGCTGCCGTCTTGCCCACGCCCGCCCCGGTGCTCCGCCCCAAAGATCCCACGCGATACGTCCGGCGCTCGGATAGTCCGGGTGCCCTGGCTTCGCTGCCGGCGCGTCCAGGTCGCGCTCGTGCCGCGTGAAGTAAGCGACCATTCGTTTAACGGTTTCAATGCTCACGACTTCGCGGCCTGCGAGCTGCGAAGCACGGCGAGCTCCAACCAGCGTCCCGCCGCGGTTGTACTTCTCGCGGTTAGCGAGGCCACGCTTGGCGACTGCCGCTACCTCGACAGGCGCGCGCAGCTCAAAGCCCATGGCGCGCTCGTCGCGCAGGAAGCGCCGGTAAACCGCCGGGGCCTCGCGCTTCAGATAGTCGCGCTGGCGCTCGCTAATGAATGGCATTCATTCGCCCTCGCCGTCGTCTTCCTCTTCGTGGATCTCCACTTCCGCTTCTACCTTTGGCCCGAGCCCCAGGTAGCCGCGGGCCTCGCGGAGGCTCTCGATCACGGCAGCGATCACAGCCGCGTTGGCCTCGTCGAGCTCCAGGGCACCAAGCGCCTCCTCGGCAGCGTCGAGCTCCTCGGCGACTTCGTCCATAGCTTCCGCGTGAGCGTCGGATACTTCGGCGACGGGCGCCGCTTCCGCGACTTCTTTCGTTCCTTCTTCCCGTGGAGGCGGCGCCTTGCTCATGGCGTCCATCGCCGCGAGGCGAGCGGCGGCATCCTGTTCGCTCATGTTGCCGAAGAAGCGGAGGGCCTCCACGCGGTCCATGAGGCCGGCTTCCATCATGGCGAGCACGTGCTCGCGCCTGCCTCGGAGTTCCTCGCTGGACAGAGGCACCTCGCGGTAGAGGACAGAGTACCCGCCCTCCGGAAAGCTCGTTCCCATCGCTCGGTTGTAAATGATGGCGGACTTCTGTACGAGTTCCTCGTCAGCCCTCCGCATTTGCATCACGTATTTCCTTTGCGCCGAACGCTTACCCTCGGCGGAGAGACTGATCGCATACCCGCTCTTCGCGCTTCCGCTCGTGCGCTGAAGCTCCGTTGGCGAGAGGCCCGCATCCGTAGCCAAGCGATGGGCGCAAGCTGCGATGACGCTTTCCAATTTTTCCACGTCCGAACCGGCGGAAAATTGTCCTACTTGTGGCTGCTGTTCCATTGCAGCATCCAACATTAGGATCGTGGTCGGGTCGCTCACGACCTCCACGCGGGCGCCTCGTCCGTTCCCGTCCGCGAGGTCGGTTCCCGCCACGCGCACGCCAATCGCCCAGCGCTGGGGGTAGGAAGCGTCCCGCATGCTGTGCGAAAGAAAGCTGTAAAAAACGCTCAAGTTCAGCGAACCTTCGTAACCCTCGATCCCGTAGTACGGATCGAACAGGCGATCCCCATAGGCGCTCGCGTGGTACAGCACCACAGGAAGGATCGGCGTTCCGTCCGCGCGGCGGTAGGGGTACGCCTCTCCGCTGAAGTATCCGCCGAGCACCTCCAGGGTCATATCCTCACCGAAGTGCGACGTTCCATCCTGAACCTTCCGGACCTCGTACCGGGGGGCCTCCGGGTCGCGGATGTCGAGGACATCCCAGCACCAAACATGCTCCCCACGCAGACGGCGTAGGCGCAGCTCGGCGAACGCCTTAGGAACCGTTGGCCGGCTAGGGTCCGACTCGGCGATTGTCGTGTCAGGCGTGACGGGACGGTACACGAGGCGCCCATCCTCCACATCGATCCGCATCCACATCTCGCGCAGCGCGATGGTCAGCGACTGAAAGCGAGCCATCATGGGCCACAAGCCGGAGCGTGCGATGAGCCCATCCGTCGCGCACAGCTCCGGAACGTCCCCAGCCGTGTGATGCTTCACGTCAGGCTCGGCGTCGTAGAGCGTGGCAAGCTCCGTGCAAATCACCTTGTACGGGTTGCTAGACATGTCCGGGATACCCCACGCCATGCGGCGGGTCGTCCCAAGCTGCGCCTCCAGGCGATCTTCAAGCAGGCGCTGCCATCGCCCTTCCATCAACGCGCGGCGATGCCTCGTATGCTCCCAGCGCGCGGCGTCTTCGGGGTTGCTCGGAGCGGGAGGAATTGGCATCTGGCCGTAAGCGAACATGTGACCCCCTGTTACCCGAGCCTAACCGTCTGCGGCTGATACAGGCGCCTAGTATACAGTTCCAACGTGTAGCGCAGGGCGTCGATGGAGTGTTTGTGCTCGCTGGCCTCGCGCCCGTCGAACTTCTGGAAGTCCTCGATGAGCCCACGGCATCGCGGGTTGATCGTGAATTCTCCGCGCAGCATCGCCGCGGAAAGTATCCGGTAACCCTCAAAAACTGATCCGCGTGGCTTATGAGCGACGTGAATTCGGAAGGGTAGGCTTCCGGTCGGAAGCTTCAGCGCGCGCTCAAATGCTGACATGAGCATCGCGTTTGACTTAAGACTGCCGTTCTTCTTCCCGTACACCTTGCGGTCGCCAACCCAGCGATCCACATTCTCCCAGCGCAGGCCACATCGGCGCAGCATGCCAAGGATAGCGGCGGCATCTTGATCGGGCGTCGTCATGCCGTCGCTCACGACCTGATCCAGCACCCAGAAACGCGGGTGCCCCTCGCCCGCATCCCGCACGAGCGCCGTGAGGATCGCCACCTGTGCGCCGGCCTCGGTGCCGTGGTCGATGCCCACGCCGATCAGCGCCTCTCCAGCTGGCGCGTCTGCCTTCACATGCACGGCAGGATCGAACATCTTGAACACGCGACCCTCGGTCCATCCAGAGTCCCACTCGCCGTGGATGCGCTGGGCCACCTCCTGGGGGAGGATCTGCGACGTGAGCTTGTCTATGTCCGCCTGCGTCAGAAGCGGGCGCCCACCGATCGGCGTCGTGTTCTCCACCGTGAGCGGGAAGTGCAGATCCTGCACGGCCCCATCCTCGACGAGCTTCTTGAGCCATCCCAGCGGCATGCCAATGGGCGTGAGCGTGATCGCGATGCGCCCTCGCTGGCGCAACACACGCGCAGCCAGCTCTGACCAAATCTCCTCCGGGGGGGGCTCGTCGATCAGCACGTAGTCAATTGTTGACCCAGCGAGACTGAGAGCGCCTTGATTCACAGTTCGGATGCGGAGGACCGAACCGTTCTTGAACCGGACGATAGGCACCTTGCCGCGGAAGCCTTTGCCCGGCGTGTACTCGCACTCCGGGTCAATCGCATCCTTCGGCAGCAGGTTCCAGAGCTTGCCCTGAATGGAAAGGCTCTGCTCCCAGCTGACGACAACGACCCAAGCCTCGATAGGCGCAGCCTTCACGAGCGTGTGCGGGTGCGACCCCAGGCAGCGATAGATGCAGTCGGCGAGGCCAGCCCAGGTCTTGCCGAGCTGGTTCCCCGCCCGCAGTAGCCGGATGGGATGGTTGCTCTGCAGGAAGGCCAGCTGCGGAGGCGTAGGCCGGAAGTAGGCAAGTGGGTCAGCATGCGCCCGACGCGCCAGCGCGTTCGATGCCGTGGCCAGAGCGGAGAGGTTCAGGCAGACTCCACGAGGCGCATAGGCACGCCTCCACGCCGGATGGCGATTGCATCCTCCAGGCGCTCCAGATGCTGAGCGGGAAGGGCAGCGATCGCCTGGACCATGATCGCCATAAGCTGCTCGTCGCTCATGCTGTCGTCGGGCGCATTCGCCTTCGCAAGCGCGGCGTCTAGTTCGTCGCGCGTCTGAAGCGCGAGGCGCTTTGCGCTCACCGCGGCCTGCCAGCTGCGCGCCTGCTCGGCCTGCGTCACCAGCTCTTCGGCCTGCTGGAGCGCCTGACGCAAATAGTCCACGCGGTCGATCGTGTCCGGAAGCTTTCCGTAGTGCGGGCGCTCGCGTGGGCGTCGGCGTTCGGTTGGCATTTCGGCCCCTTATTTTGCTGTCAAGGTTGAATGAGAGAGCGCGAAAGTCGAG